GTGCAGATGCTGCCCCCCTAAAGGGGGGCCTTACGGTTTGCACCTCAGGCCCGCTTTGGGGTGGCTTGCCGGGGTTGCGAACGAGCTGGTTTGGAGGTCGGAAAAGACAAAGACCGCGGTCGATACCTGAGGGAGGAGAGTTCAGGTCGACCGCGGTCTTTGGAGCTGCTAGGCTCTGCCCACACCACATGGATGGGGAGAGGGTAGCATGAGCAGCAGGCAGACGCTAGGGGTCGACCCGGGGCAGGGTGGAGGGCTGGCGATCCTTGACGGTCGGCAGGCCATTGTCGCGGCGCGGCGGATGCCGCTGCTGCGGGCGGGCAGCAAGAAGATCGTGGACGGGTACGAGCTGAGCCGGTGGCTGGCGAGGTACGACGTCGAGCAGGCGGTGATCGAGGCGGTGCACGCGATGCCGAGGCAGGGGGTGACGAGCAGCTTCCAGTTTGGGCGCATGCTGGGCGCCGTGGAGGCCGTAGTTGGCGCTCTGGGCGTGCCGGTCCATTACGTGGCGCCTTCGCGCTGGAAGGGGGCTCTCCGGCTCTCCAGTGACAAGCGGGCGAGCCTCGATGCCTTCCGGCTGCGCTTCGGCGCCGAGGCCGCGGCCAAGTACACGCCGAGGCTGGCTGACGAGGGCGTCGCGGAGGCGGCGCTGCTGGCGGCCTATCAGCAGGGGCAGCTGCATGACTGAGCCGATCTTTGTGGACCTGAGCGACGTGGATCAGGACAACGTGGATGAGGCGTACCCGCGGCTGACCAAAGCGATCGAGGATCTGCTCGAGGAAGGCATCAGCGAGACCGAGGTCTTCAGCGCGATCGGCGACGTGCTCTACGACCTGAGCGAGACGGAAGATCTAGCGCCCCTGCACTGACCAACAGCAGGCGCAGCAGGCGCAGCAGGACTTTGCAAAGTTTGCAACAGACGCCGCAGGACTTTGCAAACCCGCGCCGACACGCATCGGCGCCGCTCCCAGCCCCGCGCGCGGCGCGCGGATCGGTGGTACCCTGATACCCCATAGAGCCACGTTGCAGCGCAGCAATCTGCGGCGCTACTCGCCTGCAGCGTGTAGGTCGATGACGAAGTGCAGCAATATCAACGGGTTAGCCGATCGGCGCAACCTATTGGTGTTAACATAATAGATATTACGCGACGCGCGCCGCCTTCCGGTGGCGCCGCGGGGCGGTCGGCCAGAGGCCCCCCCGGGGCCCGGCCGGGGCGGGGCGTCGTGTACTAGGACACCCCCTGAGACGCCGAACCGCCCAGCAAGATCCGGCGCCAGAGGCACCCCCGGAAAAAATTTTAGGGGGTAAAAACATCCCGAGGTCGGCACCCCCCTAAAAAATTTTGGGAGTAGAAAAAGGCCGGGAGCGCCTCTATACTCCCGCGGCACGCGTCATGATGGAGGTCACATGCGCAAGAAGTTTTTCGATTTGATGCTGGCGAAATTCGAGGCCTACGCCGAGAGCCTCGGGGAACCGCCTGAGCTGGTGATCTACCGCCACCTCGCGGGCGGGGGGTCGATCACGGGGCTGGCTCGGCTGGCGGATATTGATCGCTCGACCATGGGGAAGCTGCTGGCCATGCATCCCCCGTACACGGTCGCACGCGACGAGGGCCGCCGGGACGGGGCGGACGCGCACGCGGATGACATCCTCGAGATCGTGGATGAGCTGGTCGGGAAGGAGAACCTGACCTCGGCGGAGGTGTCGCTCGCCAAGGAGCGGGTGCAGGCCCGCAAGTGGTCGGCCGCCATGCAGAACCCGGATCGGTATGGCAAGCAGGATCAGAAGGTCACGGTCAACATCGGGGAGCTGCACCTCGAGGCGCTGAAGAAGCCCATGCGGGTCATCGAGGAGGTCAAGAAGGCCCTGCCGGATGGCTGACGAGAACCCGCTCAAGAAGTTCGTCGAGACGTACCAGAACGATCCGGTTGCGTTCGTGCGAGAGGTTCTGGGCGCCGAGCCGTTGTCCTATCAGGCGGAGTTCCTCAACGCGATCGCGAGCGGCGAGCGCCGGATCTCGATCAGGTCGGGCCACGGCACCGGGAAGTCGACCAGCGCGTCGTGGGCCATGCTGTGGTTCGCGCTGCTGCGTTTCCCGAACAAGGTGGTCGTGACGGCGCCGACGAGCGGCCAGCTCTTCGACGCCCTGTTCGCCGAGCTGAAGCGGTGGATCAATGAGCTACCCGATCAGCTGAAGCTTCTGCTGACGGTCAAGAGCGATCGCGTCGAGCTGACGGCGGCGCCGTCGGAGGCGTTCATTTCGGCCCGGACCAGCCGCGCCGAGACCCCGGAGGCGCTCGCCGGCGTGCACTCCGACCACGTCATGCTGGTCGTGGACGAGGCGTCGGGCGTGCCCGAGCAGGTCTTCGAGGCCGCGGCCGGGTCGATGTCCGGGCACAGCGCGGTCACGATCATGCTGTCGAACCCGACGCGATCGAGCGGCACGTTCTTCGAGTCGCAGACGCGGCTGGCGGACAGCTGGTGGACGCGCCGCTGGTCCTGCATCGACTCGCCACTGGTGAGTGACGAATTTGTCGAGGAGATGCGGCAGCGTTACGGCGAGGACTCGAATGCGTTCCGCATCCGCGTCTTGGGTGAGTTTCCCATGGCGGATGACGACACGGTCATCCCCTACCATCTGGCCGACGCCGCGCGGCACCGCGACATCGAGCGGTCGCCGGAGGAGAAGCCGGTGTGGGCCCTCGACGTCGCGCGCTTCGGCAGCGACAGCACGGTGCTGCTGAAGCGGGCTGGGTCGGTGGTCTACGAGATCATGGTCTGGAACGGGGTCGACCTCATGGGGACGGTCGGACGCGTCAAGGCCGAGTTCGACGCCCTGCCGTCGTCCAAGCGGCCCAGCATCATCCTCGTCGACTCGATCGGCCTCGGCGCCGGCGTCGTCGACCGCCTGCGCGAGCTGGGCGCGCCGGTGCGCGGCGTCAACGTGTCGGAGGCGCCCAGCGCCAAGGGCACCTACACGAACCTGCGCAGCGAGTTGTGGTTCCGGGTCAAGGGCTGGCTCGAGGACCGCGGCTGCCGGCTGCCCGACAATGACCGCCTGATCGCCGAGCTGACGTCGGCG